CCGGCACCGGCTGCCATCGACGACAGCCGGTGCGCAAGGGTCAGCTCGCATCGACCAATTAGTTTTGCCGGATGAGATGAGGGCAAAGCTTCCTTACACCAAGGACAAGTACCTGGTGCAAGAGAACCCTCATCTTGTCGCCTGGGAACGTGAGGTCCGCAAGTTCGAGAGGCGACTCTCCCCTCAGCACGGACACCGGGTGTCTGCAGTGATGGTCTACGAGTGGGCGACGGGGATCCGGATCATCGACGCGATGGAGCAGACCAAAGGTCGTCTCCAGCCAGGGCAGCAGAACTGGCGCTCGGACCTGCGCAAGATCAACAGGTGTCTGGAGTTCTACTTCGGCCGGCCGTACATGACCTGGATCATGGGCCACAAGGTGCCCAAGGCGTACCGGGTTCCACCTGGCTACTACATCAAGTCACACCGGCCGATGACGCTCACGTTGTACGTGGAGTGGTGCGAGAAGGTCTTAGATCCGTGACCGAGCACGACGTCGCCACTCTGCCGGATGGTCGACGTAAGTACAGCAACTACACCACCTACACACCGATCCCTACGGACAAGCGCAAGTACGGGGTCAACAAGCCTGACGTGCCTGGCGCTGTCCGGTGGGGTGAGTTCTGGCTGCTTCCTCTGGTGCTGCTCCCCGAGGAGTCGCGTGTGATGCCCCAGACACGCCCAGACACTGATGCTTACGAGCACGCCAAGGTCACACTGATGTGCCGCTGCGAAGTCTGCGTGCGTCCAGGAGCATCGGAGTGGCGGAGGAAATGGCGAGCCCAAGCAAAGAGACTCAGATCTGCATGACCTGTTCGGAGTCGTCTTCGAGCATGTCGACATCCACCCGCGAACCACCCTCGAGCCGCTGCAGCAGTTGCTGAATGCTCTTCAGGTCTCGCGCCATGATGGCTTGCAGGATCAGCGTGCAGGCAGTGTGGTCGAGGATGTCTTTGGACTCGTTGTAGACCGTTTGGACGGTGCCGAAACGCTGGTGCCAGAGCCACTGCAGGCGGGTGTCCAGGCTGCCCTTGTGCTCCGCTGGGACCTCTCTCCGGTACTTCCGTACGGGAAGGTTTGAGGAGGGCTGCACATTGCTCACTGCTGGACCTCCCTGCCCGTCAGGTCGACGAACGTGAGGGACTGGGTACTTGCTCTCGCCGGGTGCGATCCAGTCCGTCTACGGCCCACCAGGCGATTGAAGATCATGTTCCTGGCGACGTTCGCTCGGGTCATGGATCCACGCTCGTTCAGGTGTGGCTTGTTCGCAATCTCAAACAGAGTGCGGGCCACCAGCTCATGCACGCGCACGTCCAGGACGACGTCGGTCTGCATGACAGGGTTGTTGGCTACGTGCTGCAAAGCCTGCTGAATGGTGACAACTCTCATGCCGCTCTCCGTTGGTAGCGCGTTCCTCTTCGTGAGACATCGCGGAGGCGAGAACACTCCCGGCAGAACATTCGGCCTTGGTACCACCGTGTGTTCTCGTCTGTGTATCCATGGCCCCTCGGGCAATGGGTCTTACGCACCTGGTGCCACCTGCCTTTGGCGTGCATATCCCGCACGTTGTCACCGGGTGTGCCTAAGAACAAGTGAGACACCTCAACACACGCTGGGTTGTCACACGAGTGGCAGACAAACATGCCTTCGGGAATAGGCCCATGCGCCAGTTCCCACGCCATGCGGTGGGCCTTGATTCTGTAGACCTTCCGAGGGCCTACCTGCACAGTGGCCGAGCGGTACCCATCTTTATCGGGTGCACCTTTGCCAATTAAGCAGGGCTCCATATTCCTTGCCAATCTTCCTCGTAGTTAACGGACTTCTGTGAGGCGCTGGACGTGTCGAAAAACTGTCCGTTGAAGAAGTCCAACTCCTTGACTGCCTGCACCGCGTAGCGCAGCGTGTCCATCATGTGGCTGTACTGGTCGTGCCGAGGCTGCTGGGTCCACATCTGCATCCGAGTGTTGAACTCGTACTTATAGTTCTCCATGCACTCGAGCACCCGTTCACAGTTCCCTTTGTGCACGACAGTGTTGTAAAGCATCATGCGAGTCTGCTGGATGTCAGTGATCAGGGCGTAATCACCTTGCCGAGAGTTCGGGATCTTCCAGACCTTGCTTGACTTGGCGAGGACCGCAACGTTCGGGAAGCGCAGTCTCATCATGTCGGCAGGTGTGGTGTTAATCGCCTTCTCGTGGTGGTCTCCATCCCACGGCAGGATGATGTGCCCGATCCGGTTGAACCATGGCTTCAGCTGGAGGTCGTCGACGTACTCTGGCAACGCTTTACCGTGGCCTTCTCCGCAGTCGAAGATGAACAGTCGGCCGTTGAACCACTGAAACGCGATCCACGAGGTCGCGTCTGAGTGGATGCCAGAGGCGCCGATGTCGAACACGACATAGACAGGGTGGCCGGAGTCGAGGTTGAAGTCATGGATCCGCTTGTCGGACTCCATCTTCATGTACGCCTCGCCGTACACCGCGGCTGCGTCCATCTCCTCAAAGGAGACGTGGTACTCCTGCTCAAACATTCGGTCGTTGCCGAACCGCTTGAGGTAGGTGTCACGGATTTTTTCAAGCTCGTGCTGTGTCAGGACAGGCGGGAGACCTTCCCGCACCATCATCTCGTTGACGTCGTCGATGGTGCGGATGATGACCTGTGCTTCAGGGTTTCCCTGGAGAGTCTCCATCAGTTGCCACAGTGGGTTCTGCCGCTTCCCACGGGGAGTACTGACCACCATCAGCCGCTTGTTCTCAGCCCGGTTTTCCAGGATGGGTGTCAGTCGAGGGATCGGGTCCTCCCGACTGAACAGCGCCAGCTCGGTGATGGTGTAGTCCTGGAAGGACGTGCCGACACCGGCCTTGTCCTGTCCGGACTGGAAGTACCCCTGCAATTTCAGCCGGCTCTTGTTGGAGAACCGTCCCTCCATCACGGTGTCCTTCCAGGTCACCAGTGATTCAGGAACGTTGTCCTGCAGGCCGCGCACGTACTCCTCAGTGACGGGGTCGATATAGGTCTTGTCCCACAAAATGTCGCGGATCATCGGGTTGGACAGGGAGATGTACACACCGGTGGTTTTGGCTGTGCGCAGTCGTGCGTCGCACTGCTCCATCGACGCTGCCACATCTTTGCCGGTTTGCCGCGGCAGAATTGCCAGACCGTAGCGGTGAGTTCGCCACATGTGGTGAAGCTCAGCTTGATACGGCCTCGGCCGGTAGTAGACAGGGAAGGACAGATCGCCCATGTCAGTCTGTCCTTCCCTGGTACTCAGTTGTCGTCAGGTGAGAGAACGCCCTGCACCAGTTCGAGCAGCTCGGCCTTCGTCAGTTGGTTCAGCGCACTGGTCGACAGGGTGACACCATGATCGGCCAACCAGTTCACGATGTCGGGTTTCACCCAGGTCGCATCTGGTACGTCGTCCACAACGACAGCGGTGAAGGTGAAGTTCACCGAGTTGCTGACAGCGGCGCCACCCGAGGACACCTTGACCGGGACGACACCGGCGGAGATGACAGCCGGAGCTGTCACCGTGAGCGAGGTCGCACTGGTGTAGACCGTTGGACGTGGATCACCGTTCCAGATGACCTGCGACCATCGCTGGAAGTTGGTCCCCGCCACGACCACGGTGAACTCCCCGGTGTTGATCACCTTGGTGTTCGGCGTGAGCGTGGTGACCGTCGGTACCGGTGTGGTCTGTCCCGTCAGTTGCCGGTACTGCGCAACCGTGGAGATGTCATCCACCTTGTGATCGCGACGAATGTCTTCGATCGCCGCGTTCACAGCATCTGACGTTTCCTGGGGCGACCTGATGTACAGCGCGTCCGGTGTGTACGAGGTCGCGTCGTGTGCCTGTTCGATTACTTCTGGAGTCATGCGCAGATCCTCTCAGACGAAGCGCCTTTTGTACCGGATCAGATCTGCAGGTGTGGCAGACCGATGGTGCCGAACAACGTGGAGAAATCTTCCTTCTCCGTGCTGGCCCCAGCCTGTGCCTGAATGCCAGCTTGTGGCGGGTCAGCCGGTGGGGCAGCAGCAGCCGCAGCCTTCGGTGCGGTGGCGGCCGCGGCCGGCTTCAGCTGCTTGCGCAGATTGTCGATGATCGGCTGGACAGGGATGGAGTATCCCTGCAACTTGCCTTCGACACGAAGCTCGTACGGCTGCGCCATCGCTGCGAACGAGTTGGCGAGTTCCACGTTGAAGTCTTTGGTACCTGGGATCAGGTCCCTGTTGTTCTTGAACAGGTCGATGGAGGCGTGGATCGTTTCGATGAAGTCGCGTGACTCCTCACCTCGGGAGGTGGCCCGTTCCTTGATGTCCTGCACGAGCAGGGCCCGAACGGCTTCTTGCCACTCCCGTGCATCGTTGGTGTCCTTCAGCCGCTCCGTGCCTTCACGGCCGATCGCGGGGACCTCGGTGCCGATGAGGAGACGAGGGTGCTTGTCCAACGCAGCGAAGTAGTTGGCGTACTCCTCCTTCACCTTGTCGTACGCCTCGCGCTGGTACGCCTTGTTGAGATTTTCCTCTATCGCAGTGCTGAGGTCTCCAAGCTTGGGGGCAACCTCGGCGGCTGAGGCAGTCCAAGTTGCCGGAAGATCGAGGACTCCGCCGTCGGCTGCAGGCTGCCCAGTACCTCCAGCAGCAGCTCCCGGATCTCCTGGTGTTGCTGCAGCTGCTGGCTGTCCTGCCGCTGCATTGCCGCTGCCATGGGCACCAGTGCCTCCAGCAGCAGAGCCTGCAGCATTGCCTTGATCTGCTCCTGCAGCAGTTGCAGTTCCTGCTCCCTCTGCTCCAGCTCCTGCTCCAGCCTCAGCTGCCGCCGGATCCGCCGGTTTGTCGGGGTCCAGCGCGTCCATGAGGGCGGAAAACGCCAGGTCACCCTGATGCGGGAGTTCAACGACTTCAACTCCCTTCTCCGTTGCCTGCTCACTCATCCGTTGCCACGTCCTCGACAGGGTTGAGACGGGTCTGCCGGTAGCCCTCGAGCGCGTCGGCGAGCGCCTGCTTGTTGTCGTCGGAGATCTGGAAGTTGATGTTGTCCAGAAGGCTGGTCAGCCCCGTGCTGTCGAACATCAGCCGGTGGACCTCGGAGATGGCCGCCAGTTCAGGACCTGCATGGTCAGCGATGCAGTCCCAGTTCATCTCCCACTTGAGGAAGCACAGTTGCCAGTTGGTCAACAGACCGAGGTATGCCTGGCCGTTGTGCTCAAGGTCCT